TTGAACATATCCCTTTCGCAAAAACTTAGCTTCAGAATTTACGCCCTTTCGCTTGTTAGTCTTCTTAGAAGACTTATAAGAGCGCTTAGAAGCTTTACCAGTTTTCTTACGACGAGAGCGAGTATTAGACTTAGCGCTATATCTTCCTTTTCCATACATTAATTGTTTTTTTGTTTGAGTAGAAGCATCAGCGGACATCGGTGCGTCTATAGTTAATTGACGAGCCGGTGTTCCTTTCGGAGCCAAACGAGGAGTCGGTCTAGGGCTGGGATAGCTACTAGTACCACCACCCGAACGAGTCCTGTATTGTTTCCTTAACTTTGCGATAGACAAATGTCTATGTGGATATTTGTGCTGTGGAAATGACTTAATACGATTTGCAGCATAACCTCCAGCCAATGTAAGAGCGGTTCTCCCAAAGTTATTAAAGTTCCTTTGCCGGGTAATCCTGTTAACAGGATAAACAGTATCAATATCCATTAATGTTTTTTATTTAAAAGGTAAAAGGTGTTTGAGGCATGTGAATTATATAAAATCTGCGTTTCAATGCATCAATAAGGGCAAGATCCATAAAAATATCTTGAATCTGATAATTTGATGTTACAATGATTCTATCAGGACGAAGAGTAAGAGATGTGCCTTTCTTCTCGCCAACAAACTTATAACGATCAGACCAAATTTTGAGATGGTGTCCAAGTTTTTCATGCATCTTATCAAAGTCATCAAGCAAAACAATCTTTTCATCGTTATAACCATCCCACCATTTGTTGCACATCTTGCTAAACAGAGAGAATCCATAGTTGTCCCTAACCCACCTAGACTTTCCTACTCCGGGTGGTCCCCAAATCCAAATTCCACAAGTAGCATTCAAATCATCAGGGGCTGGCCTGTTATCAGCTGCTATGGCTTTCAAAGTCCCATAGAAGCGTAGTTGGATGTCTGGATCACAATTCTCGATGTGACCGGACTTGGCGAGTTGAAGTTGAGCAGCCCAGTCCGTCTTGGAGTTCCTCTTGAAAGGTTTCTCGCCGAGACAAAATCTGGTACCTGCAATTGCGGTGTCATCCTTCTGGACATAGGCCTCGGCTGCAGAGGATCTGGTGAGCTCTGCATGGGCAGTGGCTCCAAAAACCTTCTTGATAGCCGAGAGTCTCTTATTAGAAGAGAAGTGAGCCATGAGTTGCCAGTGTTCATATCCTCCCTCTCCAAGTTCTGCCTGCCCGATAAGATAACAGAGTCCACGGGGGAGCTCTGCGGGTACGGCCCAATTCGCGAGTGGGATCGTAAGTATCCAGATTCTTCCTTGCATGTTAGACATTTGCGTTTTAATCCCATTGATGAATTAGTCCTCACTTCGCTCCGGTATATATACAAATTCACAAAAGGAGGCGACACCCTGTATAGAGTACGAGGCGTGGGAAATTAGTGACGTGTGCGTTGGAGGCGCAAGCGCCTCCTTGTGACCTAAAGGTCACGTGTGCTAAAGCACACATGCGTCCCGCCGGTACCCCGAGTGGTACGCGGTACGCCGTTCTAGTAAGTAATACTGAGCGATGTACCATCGCCCAGTATTATTTACAAATATGGCCGCTGATCGCTGTCTACTAGAACATGTTCCGCCCTGATAGGTCGGTTATTTCGCCCTGGAAGGTCGAATGTCCAGACCTGGAAGGTCTGCCTCCCGGGGCCCCAGTCCCCTGGGAGGATCCCCTCAGGACCCTTTGACTTAGCTCAATTTCTTCAACCTACGCGGTCAGCGTTATATTCCGCCCTGTGAGGTCGGTAGTTCCGCCCCGAGAGGTCGGTAGTTCCGCCGTGAGACGTCGGTAAGATAAACTTCGTTTATTAAATAGGGTTGAATTAAGCGGGGGCAGCAATGACAGAGGTAAAGTCGGCAGCTGTTTTCTGCCTAAAGGTAGATTTAATAATAGTCATGTGCTTCTGATTTACTTCATATCCAAGAGTAACACCATTAAGATCGGTCTTCATTAAGTGTTCCAATCCAAACATACTAGCATTTCCAGCTCCTCTAAGCTGTTCATCAATATTTGCCTGTGGATAAAGTTTTTCAATAAACTTATGTAAATCCATCTTAGTACGTTTAAACGTAAGATAATTAGTAATGATCTGACCTGGACCAAGTTTAATTCCAGCAGATTTAGCTTTAAACATAGTACCATGTGGTGGTTCCATCAATTGCAATTCTGTTTGTTCAGTTCCATCTTTAACAATATGTCCACTGGAAGAATCCCCATAGAATGCACGAGTTGAACCTGCAGTCAGACGACCAGTCCACTGAAATCCAGTGCCAGTCGCTGAATACAATCTTCCAATTACAGGAACATTATCTACATTCATAGCATTCTCGTCTGTACCAGCAGTATCATTAATTTTAGAACGATTCTGAATTTTAAGAGCAGATGTAGTAATATGTTCAACAAAAGTATCTTTCAGCCATATACTATGTTCAGTTCCTCTACTACCATCAAGTAAACGCAATTGAATCATCTTTTGCATGTTAACATCTGTATTAGTTGTATAAAAATTTCTAATTTCTCCATACAAAGCTGTAGCAAGTTCTTTGTACGTTTTCCCAAATATACTAGCTGGTATCAAATTAAGTACCGTCAACGCACCAGTATCTTGTCTTTCCTTTACCAAATGAATGAATGTCGTAGCAGCAGCAACGGATCCATTCACTGGATCGTTAAAAGATATAATATTATCATGCACCAATGCGAATAATGACTTAATAAGGGCTGCACAAACATTAAACAGAATCGCCTCAGTAGGCGCAGATATATGGCCTACATAAGCACAATTAGTTGCACTTTCAACTGACCCATATTCTCGAGTTTGAACATATCCCTTTCGCAAAAACTTAGCTTCAGAATTTACGCCCTTTCGCTTGTTAGTCTTCTTAGAAGACTTATAAGAGCGCTTAGAAGCTTTACCAGTTTTCTTACGACGAGAGCGA